TTGGTCGTCATCGTAGGTTCGCTTGGTAATCTTCATCACAGCCACACGCATGGGCGGTGCTTCGGTTCGAGACATCATGTCCTTCTTGGTGATGTACGAGATCGGGTACAGAACTCGCAGCTCTTCCTTGAAGGTGTTGTAGCTAAAGCTCATGTTCGAGCAGTATGTCCGTAGCAAGCGTTCCTCGATATACAGGTCGATACAGTCTTCTGTAACGCCGTGTTCGACTCGACCCATGACTTCGTTGCGTGTCGTCCCCTTGCCAACCACAGCGCCGTCGTGGAAGTGTGCAAGCACACCACCCTTTTCGCCAAACTTGACCACCACGAACTTGCCTTGGTGCTCTTGGATGTAGTTGTTGAGGATGTCATCAGCAGAGCGTTTGTTGCCCTTGATGCTGGTGCGCATGAAAGTCAGGATGCCGCGAAACGCCTCGATCATCTCATTCATAGGAATGTCGCAGATGCCAGTGTGCTGGCTGTTGAGCACGATGCCAGCGGCGATCGACACACCGATACCCGCCATCCAGAAGCGCTCATCGCTTGTCGCGTCATACGCCTTGTACATCTGCGCGACAGTCTCGGGCACCAGCTTGGCGATGTAGTCGTAGTTGTCAACCAGATACTGCGAGATGATGGGGCCGGCCACGCCGTAGTTGTGTTGCAACGACTTGATGAGTTCAATCTCTTCTGGCGTCCAGTTGAGCTTCTCGTCAATGATGTTCTCAAGCAGACGGCGAATCTCACCCTCGGATGAGTGCAAGCGTGCGCCCATCAGGTAGTCAACAGCACCACGGTTGGACGACATCAAAGCAAACGATGCCCATGTGGACAGGTTCAAGCGTTCCTTGTTGGCGCCAGACTCCATACGCTCTTTGCCGCGCCCCTCGCTCATACTGAACAAGAAGGCAGGGAACCACTCGAAGTCTTTGCGGTTGTTGGTGGTGATCTCATCGGTGATGAGCGGGAAGCTGCGCAGCAGTCCCAAGCGTTGTTGCATGGCCACAGCCGATGTGCCTGAACCTGTGCGGTAGTGGATGGGGTGACCCCAGACTGACGCCGCTGTATCCAGCGCGAACGACTTACCCGTACCTGACTCGCTCGATGCGCAGTGCATGGTCACGCCGAACAAGCCCGTGAACTTCATCAGCGGTGCACCAGTACCGGCCAGCAAAACGGCCAAGTGCTTCCACATCTTGCGGCGAATCATCAGCTGCACAACCTTGCGCCAGTTCTCAAGCGAACCTTTGGGCTGGGTGTTAGCCACGATGTTCTCCATCTCGTTCATGGGAACGGCGATGGGCTCTTGTCCCTTGCGGTAGATGCGGCCAGCGTAGACGAACGATTTGTCGTCTTGCCAACCGAAGCTGCTGGGCAGGTCGATAGGGGTCTTCTCCACGCTTACTTTCTCCACACACGCACGGATGTAGTCATAGAAGTTCTTGTCGTTGCCTTGGCCAAACGCGGCCATGATGTTTTGAGACGCCAACTGCTTGATCGTCTCGTCCTTGCTGGCGATGCACTTCTGGGGCAGCGTCACATCCTGCGTCTTGCCGTTGCGCACAGCCAACAGGTGCACCTCGTGGGTGCCGTTGTTGTTCAAGATGTCAACAGGGAAGATGTCGTATTGGCACAACATGATGTGCTTCTTGGTCGTGTTGCCTTGCGCGTCTTGGTCTTCGCGTTCCAAGAACACGCCGCCTTGCTTGCCGTAGGCATAGCCCTTGGGTGGTTCAGGGCGCACAATCTTTTCTGTGGCAGGCTCATCTGGTGAGCCAGTATCGACCTCGATCTCGGTCTCAGCCATCACTACGGCAGTCTCGCGTCCCAACGCCAGAGGGTTGGTGATCTTGCCCCAATGTGGACAGCCCGAACAGATGCCGGGGTTCTCTTGGTCGAACTTGGTGCAGGGGTATGGACCACGAATCTCGTTGAGCTTCTGGTGCATGCGGTCGTGGTCATAGGGATGCAAGTCGCTCAACCAGATGGCTGCGCGGTCACCGTCTTCACACTTTTGCGCAATGCTTAACCAGCCGCGCCAGATCGGTTCCATGCCGTCATCGCTTGCGTTCTCAACATAGTGCACCAGCTGTGCGCAGCCTGCGCCTTGCTTGGTCTTTTTGTAAATGTTCGCAAACTTGGTCACGCTGTTTTGCGCCAACGCTTTGAGTGTGCCGCTAGCGGCACCTACACTGGTCGGTCTGTCCCCCGCTATGGCCAGCGATGTGGTCTTGGGCTGAACCTTGTACTCATAGGGCGTGCCTATGATTTCCTTGTCGATGATAGCTTGCAGGTCGGCTGCGTTGAACCGGTCGCCTTGTTGCTTGAGGCTGGTCTGCGTGACGCCACGCACTTGCTTGCCGCCCTTGACGCCGTTGTTGGTGGTGTCAGGTAGACGCAAGATTCGGGCGGCATCGCCCGTGACTGCGGTGTCGAGCCGCAAGCCGTTCTTCAAACACATACGCTTAAAGCCTTCGGCCAGCGGCTTCCAATCCTCGATGAACATCGCTTCGGTCAGCGGCCAGTATGCGTGCACACCGCCACCAGATGAGGCCAGCCAAGGCTCGCCAAGCCCCGACAGACCAGTGGTATCGCAGAACTCACGCAACGCAATCGCTGCGGCTTTCATGCTCGGGTATGCCTTGGGCTTGATGACAAGCTCGCCCGTCTCTTTGTCGGGCTGCGCGATGTCTGTCTTGTGGTTGCAGTCGAGGTCAACCGCCACCACCATGCTCATGTGGGCGTTGTCTGCTTCTCGCTTACCGGCTTCACCGAAGGTGCTCAAGCCAAAGTAAATGTCGTGCTTCTTCTTATTCCAGCGCTCAAGCACCGGTTCTAGTTCTTCCAATGTCTGTGCGAAGACATGTTCTTTTTTTGTGGTTGTCAGTTCTGCCAAGCAGTAATAGCCATTACCCGCCGACGGCAAAACCTCCGCCAGAAACTCAAGCGGCTTCATGGGGATTCCTCGGGTCAGGTTACAGGGACAGCTCGAGCTGGCGTGGGTCGTTGATGCTTGCGGTCTGGTTCTCTTTGCCGTCTGTGTAGTGGTTCAAGCGGCGCAGGACTTCTGTCAGCACAGCAACATTGAGCACACCTTCGTACAGTTGGTCAGACGCATACTGGATCAGTTCTTGGTTTGTCAGAGTTCTAGGTTTAATTCCGTGCATACTTTTCTCCATGCGTCGTCCGCGTTATTTGATGATTGAAGAATCTTCAGCAGCCACTCCGCACGATCGCGGTAGGCAGGAAAAATATCCTTGCCGAAGAACCAGTTGTAAACGGTCTGGCGCGTTACGCCCAGAGCCTTTGATATTCGCACGACCGAGAAGTCGTGATAGATCGCCCACCGCCCGAGCTGGTTGCCCAGCGACTTGGGTGTGTCACCGACCTTGTTGATGATGTCTTGTGAATATGGCATAGATAAAGGCGGGGTACTCGCTGTACTGGGTAACTCGTCGGGTTTAGCTCCCCGATTTCCGTCCAATACGGCTTTCCCCCTAAAAATTACTCGTCGTCCCAATCGCTGACGATGGATGCCAGCTTGGACTTCTGAGCGGGTACAGCATCGGCCTTGGGCGCGGCCTTGCGAACTTCGGGTTCACCCACATCCTCGGCAGGTTCGGCCTTGGGTGCAGCCTTCTTCGCCTTGGGTGCTGGTGCTGGCTCGTCGTCCTCTGCTTCCATCGGTGCTGCTTTCACAGCCGCTGGTGCCTTGCCAGCCAAGCCAAGGGCAGGAGCCTTCACGCCATCAGCTTGCGCCACAGTCATGTTGACTGCACGCTTGGCTTCTTCGCTTTCGCCTTTAGCCAAGATGGTGGGGTACTCGTCGTCTGTCAACCAGCGCACAGGTGCGAAGTGCAGCTTGGGGCTCTCCGACTTCATGTCGAACTTCATGCGGGTAACAATCTGTTCGGGGTTGACGGGTGGGTTCTGCACTGCCAAGAAGCGAGCGTAGGCTTGGAGTGGGCGCTTGTCGCCTTCTTCCTTACCGAAGATCGAGGTGGCTGGCAGAGTCAGTTGCATGATCTCACCATTCATGTCGTTCTCAAGCACCACGGCCAAACGCTGTTGGAAGCGGCATGCGCGGCTGTTACCGTTACCAGAACCTGCGATGTTCTGTGGGCACTTGGCGCATGAGCTGCCTTGGGGTTCTTTGATGGATGCGTCTGGCATCTCGCCGTCGTTGGACCAGCAATCTGGGCCAGCGATCTTGTCACCGTCATAGGCAGCGGCGTAGAACACGCGGCTAACTTTCGGTGCGGCTTTGACGATCACCACATCGAGGTGGCGGTCTTCGATAGATGCGACTTCTTTGCCGCCAGCCAACAAACGAAACACGCCGCCCTTGATGGAGATGCGCTTGGTGTTGTTGGTGCTGCCGCCTGTCAGGGCTTTAGCGGTGTCGGACAGCTCGTTGTTGCGAGCGAAGGCAGGAACATTAGAAGATGAAAAGAGCGTTATGTTACTCATGATGCGTTACTTTCTGGATGGTGTTACACGAATGTCGAACTCGGTGATCGAGTTCAACCCCGGAGGTACTAGCCCCGGATTGTCTTCAAGGAATGTGGCCATGTTGCCCTGCGCGATGCGCTTCTCCAACAAGTCAGGGACTTGGTGTTCAATGATGAAGTTCTTGAACGAGTCCCAGTCTTGCGTGTTGAAACGCGTCTTGGTCATCAGGGTCACAGTACCCGAAGTGGTTTTGACAGTCTGAAGGTTTTGATCCTTCATCATGTCCTTGATAGCCAGACGCACTTCCGTGCGCTGCTCTTCAAGTTTGGCGACTTGGCTATCCAACGCCTCGATCTTGGATTTGATCTTGGCATGGATTTGAACCAGCTTATCAATAGAAATATCGTCGGTGTCCGACATTTTGCTTCTCCTGTTGTTGTCTAGTGTTTGACAGTTTACATGCTTTTTAGCTTCTTGCAACCCCCTTTCAAGATTTAATTTCTAATTCAAACATTTCGGTTAATAGGCGGCTGTCATCCACCTTTGCCGAAAGCGCCTTAAACATTTTTCGCTCAATTGGCGAGCCTTCTATATGATGAACGGTTACCTTTTCTGAAGTCTGACCTTTGCGGTCAGCGCGTGCAATCGCTTGGATGTACTGTTCCACGCTCATCAAGGGTCCGTAAAAAACAACAGTATCGGCAGCAGTTAGGGTAATCCCGTGTGCCGTAGCCGCAGGCTGCATCACCAACACGCGTGGGTCTTGCGCATTTTGAAAGCGGTTGATGATGTCAGCACGCTTGCTTGCACTTACACCGCCGTGAATGCACTCGTTGGTTATGCCGTGCTTGGTCAGATGGTTCTGAATGGTGTCGATGCTCGAGCGAAACAACGCGAAGATGATGACCTTGCGATCTGTCTCGTCCAAGATTTCTTGCAACACATTCAAGCGTGGCATCGCATCGAACTCAACGACTTCTCTATCGTCTGTGTAAGCGGCACCGCAAGAAATTTGCAACAGCTTGTTGACCACAGTAGCTGCATTGACTGCGCTGATAGTCTCACCTGCTGTCTGCACCAGCATCTGTTCTTTGAGCATGTTGTAGTACTTGATCTGCTGCGGTGTGAGTGGCGCTTCGCGTGTGATGGTGATGACTGGTGGCAAGTCAAGGCACTGCTCTTTGGTAAAGCGTATCGCTGGTTGCAACGCTTTGAACACTGTGTCTTTAGCGTCGTGCTTTGGTGCCCACTTGAACATCGTGATCTTGTTCATCACTTTGTCGCGCCATGCTGTGAAGAACTGAGGCACACCATCAGGGTTGACTAGCTTGGCCAAACCATACGCATCAACAGGCGACTGTGATGCAGGCGTACCCGTCATCATCCACAGGTATGAGTCAGGGCGAATGATTGACTTCAGCGTCTTCCAACGCTTGGTGGTCATCGTCTTGTATGCGTTAGCTTCATCAACGATGATGAGGTCGAACTTGCCGTTAGCGTTGATCTCATCTGCAATTAAATTCAAACCATCGTAGTTACAGATAACGAACTCATAGTCTGATTGAATCATCTCGATGCGCCGCGCTGACTTAGGGTGGTGAGCAACGATCGCTGAGCGATGAATGATGCTGTTGTTTAAGTCTTGCAGCCACGCTGATTGCATGATGGATAGTGGGCACAGAATCAACACACGACGAATGAAGCCGCGTGCCATCAGATAGTCAGCAGCCCACAACGCTGAGAGCGTCTTGCCCGTGCCGGGGTCGTTGAATACAAACGCCTTCTTGTGAATGGTCAAGAAGGAGGCAGTATCGACTTGGTGTGCCATAGGCTTGTAACGACCGGGCCAATCGTAGCGTCGCACGATAGGTGATGGTGCATCTTTAACACCGAGGTTACGCAACACGCGAACCTCATCAAGACCCCAGTAGACCATCACATCGTAGCCTTCGTCTTGGCGCTCAACTACTTTGTGCTTTGGAATAATGCTGTACTTGTGTGGGTTGCGTGTGCGAAACACCAGCGCTTTGTCTTCAATGATGTCCAAAATACACCTCCTTCGCCATTAAGTAAACGATATGCGCTTCCTCTGGGCTGCTGAACACCCCGAGATGTTGTTTCACTTTGTCAGGCGTTGATACCTGTGCAATCCAGCGTGCGCCTCGAAAGCGGTGTACGCCTGCCCAACCACTCTTGTTGTTGCTGTTGGCACCGGAACGGTTGTGTGAATTGATGTGTCTTGAAACAACTCGGAGGTTGATCCAGCGGTTGTCTGCGCGATTACAGTTCATGTGATCGACATCGCTGATTGGCAGTTTGCCCGTCATATACAACACCGCGAGGCGGTGCGCTTGATACTCTTTACCCTCGATCTTTATTTTTATGTACCCAATACTGGACAACGAACCAGCGCGTCTGTCTTTATATGTGCCGACATTCCAACGGAACTCCCCCGTCAGCGGGTCGTACCGCATTAGTTTTTTAAGCTCTGTTTGTTTCATCTGCTTCTCCTATTTTTATTTGTCTGACATGTTCGACTTAGGGCTTCGTAATCGCATGTTGCCTTTGGTTGATTTACCTCCAGCTCTTAGCGGCTTCACATGGTCGATGTGTTTGCCTTTGCGGTCGATACCTTCTTTGTCGTAGATACCACGAGCACGCTGGCGCTCGATCTGATCTTTGGTTTCGCCACTTGCCTTTTGCAATTTGTATGCGTGTTTGTAGTCACGCTTGCCGTTTACTTGCATATCAATCTTTCTTGAAGTTTCTGTTTTTGGACTGCTCGGATTTAGGAATCCAGATGCAGTTGCTTGGCGTATAGTTCTTATCATTATTGACACGTTCTATAGAGCCATTCTCTATTGGGCAAACGCCCATGTCCATTAAAAAGTTTTCAAACTTTTCCCAGCGCTTACACACCTTGATACCTCTCCCACCGTAACGGTGGTAACGCGGGTGTTTGGGGTTTGTGCATCGCTTTTTCATGGCCGCCCACACACCGTACTCAAAAGAGTTCGTCATACCGTGCGTGGTGGTTCTGGTTCGCGTTACTTCCCTTAGATAGCAGCCACAGCTCACGGTGTTACCAGTAGTAAGCTGATCGGTACGAACTGTCTTGACGGTGCCACAAGTGCAAACGACTCCCCACAAAGCAGCGCCTCGATTTGAGCTTCCTGCTCTGTGTGTGACAGTCAGTCTCCCAAACACGCGGTTTGTTAAGTCGGTTGCACTTCGTGGCATATCAATCTCGCTTTCTGTTGTACTCGCAAGATTGTACCGGACAGTATCCGCACAAAGGCGTAGGCTTTGGGTTCCATACGCCACTCTCATGCGCCTGTTCGATGCGTGCGACGCGTTCACGATAATCCCACCAGTACTCTTCGGCTTCGCCCACCATGAAGCTGGCCTTGGCAATGTCTTCCTTCACCACAAATAAGAGCGCGCCTTCAACTCGGCGAATGTGTGGGAAGTGAGCGAACACCATGAGCGCCATGAGTTTGAGCTGCTCACGATCTGGGTACTTGTTGTTGCCTGTCTTGTAGTCGATCACTCGCGCAGTCAAGTTGTCATCGTTGACGATCAGCAGGTCGGCAATACCTCGGCACCACACATCCTTGGCGAAGAAGTCACAGGGTGACAAGTCAGCGCGGATACCCATCTTGTGTTCGCATAGCTTGCGACCGGGCTTGGCCTTCAAAGCATCGAGCGTATCTTTCACGAAAGCAAACTGCTGTGGCAGCGGCTTGTCGTCTTTGATGTAGAACTCAGCAGCCTCGTGTAACTCTTTGCCGTATAGCGTTGCTTCGGTATCTTTGAATGGATACTTCTTCAACACCTTGGCTTCGTAGTAGCGGCGAGGGCAGCCTTCGTAATCTTTGAGGGAGCTGTGGCTCCATGTAACTGTCTTCATCAAAATCTCGCAGTCTGAATCGCCTTGGACAAGCGGTGTGAGAACTCTTCGACAAAGTTCTCGTTGTTGTTTAAGTCATGCTCACCCATGCTCTCGAGGATGCAGTGCGTCAGCTCATGCCAGAATGTTTCGTGCAATGCTGATAGTTTGAACGGCACGCCGTGATGTGTCTTGCGACCTAGCGTGATCTTGCGGTCAGCATAGTTCGCCTCGCCCATGTAGGACTTGTTGCGCATGGACTCGACGACATCCACGCTGTACCAGTTGTCGCCAACCTGTATCTTTTTAGGCAGGGTTAGTTGTTTCATTTTCTTTCTCCAGTTGTTGTAACAATCTTCTAACATCGCGTTCTAGTTGCCTGAACGCATACTTGTCGCTTGGGGTCATACTGAATGTCAAGAAGCGTCCGCTTGGGTGGGTTAGTCTCCCGTGAACATTCTTTGAGAACGCCCACCCAGCTTTGACCAATGATGTGACCACACGATCCATGTCTTTGCACGATGTGTATCTCGCCATTTTCTTCTCCTTCAGTTTTTCGCAAGCCCGTATCGGACATGGTGACCACCGTCAGCGTCAAGAGGAATGCCCGGCATGTACTTAGGCTCGAGCGTCATCTGCTCTAGCACCCAGTCCAACCCCTGCTTTGCCTCTTGCGCCGGAACCACGGC